TGACATAATCCGCCCCAGCGGTCGTGTCATATGGGTTTTCCCCGCGACACAACCCGATACGGGTTTTGGTATCCTGAGCACAGGCATCAACGCCAGAGGTAACCCGTAGAGATTTTTGAGTAATAATCAAATTGTTATTCGCATCAAGCTGTAGTGTTTGCATTATTATTCCCTTATGTCCCTGATATCGGAGCCCCCGATTGCGGTGTTGGGGCCGGTGGCGGGTTAACAGTGCCAGCTGCTGGCACTAGATGCATATGCGTGGACAGTTTGATGTTTTTGCCCGTCACTTCGCCACTAACGGTCGTATCACCACTGCAGGTGATATTACCACGCACCACAACGTTGCCTTCTATGGTAAAGGTCGGGGTGGTTGCGGTTATTCCGTCCGGCTTTACCGCAATAGACGACCCGTTGTCTATTAACAAACCGTCCGGCATATCTTGAAAATCCAAGGGGATAAAGAATCCGTCGGACCAATTAAACATGCGTCCGGAACCAACGGGGGCCGTTGTATGAGCCACTTTATACTTGGATGCATCCCAATTGCATGCAATCAACAACCCTTGGTCGCCGGGGGCAACCTGAAACTGGAAACGGCCATTTGCCCCATATGGTTGGCAAACCGGCACATTGGGTATAATATCCCCATCTGTTATTGGAACCTGTTGGCCGAGTGTATTATATTTGGCAATCATGGGTTTGACATCAGCCAACTTGCCGGAAACCGACACCACCTGAACCGGTTGCATTACCCCCAATCGGCCGCCTAAATACTGGCGCATAAACAAGTCAAATATCCCCGGCAATGTTTGACCGTCTGCCGGATTATAAGATATTGGTTTGTAATTGTTCATTTTCGGAACCCAAGGCCAATCTTTACCAATTCCAATTCTGTGAACCAATCCGAGCCATATGTGTCACCGGAATATGCCAATGTTTGCAGATAAAAATTGGTAGAATTGTATTTCGGATATTTTATACTGTTTAGTTTCATATTTTGGCCCGTTATCAGACCATGGCGCATCAGCACCTTTACCTTACACCCGGTGGCGGTTGGCTGCGGGGCACCCACAATGTCCCCGGGCATAATTGTGACCGGTGATGTCTTTGACAATGCGTCGCCGGTTCCTTTTAGATAAAGACGCTGTGAATCAATATACAAATCAACAGGAACAGCGGCAGATATCTGACGAATAATTGTCGGCAAACTCTGATTTTGGTATGAGAAATCAGCAATCCTGATACTGTCGTCTTTTAGACCGTCAACAAAGCCCAGATTGTTCTTTCGTGCTAAGTCCGCCGCAATGGATGCAACCGATACTTCCCCCGGATATTTGTCGGATGCGGGGGTTGTTGCCGCCGCAAACCCCGAAATAGCCTTTATCGTCAATGTATAATCGGCCGAATTCAGATTTGCCGAAGCCTCTAGAATTGTACCCCGAAAAATTACACTGTGACTACCATAATAACCGGCCTCTATTACCACCTCATGCTGATACCAGTTGCTCATCCACTGGGTGGACGCGGTTGATATATTAAACATTGAGCCAACGCGCAAACCACCGATTACAATATTAGCCTCTGTTAATGCACCGGAACATGCGGCAACCGTATTAAACTTTATCCGCATTCTCTCGTTTAAATAATAAAGACGCACAGGCTTTCCTGTTTTAAGGCTGTAAATGCTAAATCGCAGATACCGTTTTGGAATATCCCAGCCGACTGTGTTTTGTTTGTTTGCCATGGTCAATCCAATATAAACTCATCGTCATATATCAACAAATATTGCAGTCCCAAGCCGGTATATACCGGGTCTGTATTTGAGTACTGGTCAACAAAATAAAAATTACCCTTAATCGGCCCGGCCAACATTAACGGCATGCGATTTACACACCGTCGCCCATAAAAAACGGGCTCTTGGTCTATTTCCAGATTGGCAATCAGATAGCCGTCGGGCATGGTGCGCAATGTTACCTGAATTACGCGAATATTGCCATCGGCATCAGTAATATTAGCCGATACCGTCTGATTTGGCGTCTGTAAAAGATTGATTGATGTTTTCATGGATAAAAGTTATTTTTCGCTCTCAATAAAAAAGCTGTTGCGCGCCATGGACTTTGTATCGTTCCATATTTCTGTCATTGTGACGCCGCCATTTTCGGTCTTTTTATCAGAAACCTTTGCCACCGTCTGACCGTCTGTATCAAATTTCAACACTTCTTGAAACGTCATTGAAACGCTCATAATGCCATAGGTATCATAACTTTCTTCAATCTCATAATTTATCAAAGTAAGATTGGTACGCAGGCCCGCATTTCTGGTTTGAATATCCACCAATGTAATGTTTGATTTGAGTGTTTTTAATTTTTCACGTATTTTTTCAATAGCGGACTTTTTATCAAACGTACCCATGCGGGGAAATATCGACGACCGCGCCAAAAAACCACCTTCGGATATCAGGCCCGTCATTGTAACGCTGTCCGGTTGGGAATACTTGTAATCTACGCCAATGGTGCCGACTTCGGTTGGGTATTGTGTCACACTGGCCCGGCCGGTGGTGGTACATTCATCAATTGTGTCAAATTCCAGCCACAACTGGCCGTCGTCACTTCCAACAATACTATACGTTTGGTCAATAACCTGCTTGATATTTTTCCAAATTTGTTCGGGAATAGTCATCTTATTTGGCCCACCCCGTCACAGGGGATACATTGTTGTTTATTATAGACGACAGTCGATTTTCCAGATCACTGGCACCATCAACGCCGTAAATATTGAATGTCATTGTGCGGTTGTCGTTATTGGAGGTCGGTGATTGCCGGCCAACCCATGACGGCTTGCCATACAAATCCTGGCCCCGCCGTGCTAATTCGGCATTATACTGGGATTGCAATATTTTATAATTCCGTAAAATCTGGTCATAATTGGCACTGTCCTGATGCGTGCTCAACCATTGTTTTGTTTGAACCAAACCTTTACCTTGAGCACCAAAATCTGAACCAAATGAATCTGACAAACTTGTTCCCCACATTACTTTTTGCGCAGCAAAACTTTTTTGAGAGCCAGAAATAAGATTTCCCAACCATTCCCCGACTTTATTTGCAATTTTCAAAGTGATATTCATGGTATAAGAATGTTTGCACATTTCATCCAAAGTTTGTTTCAGATTAAGGCCTTCTTCATACGCTTTTTTTAATCCTTGATATATACCATTGGCAACATCTGCAAATATCCCAATCGTACCGGCAGCTTTCAGGAAGCCTCCTCTCCCGATTCCAAACAATCCCTTTAAAACGGTTCCGGCGATTACCAGCTGTGCAATCAAATCCTTTAGATCATCCGGCAATTCCCCAAACCAACGGGCAATATCACGCACAATTTCCAATACGGGCTTTATTGCACGCATAAATGGAATCGCCAACCCCAGCAGAGTCTGTTTGATATCCGCCAGTGTTTTACGCATTTCACGCAAAGATTCTGCATCTTTTTCGGTCATCACACCGAATTCTTGTGATGCTTTTATGGCCGCAGCGAAATCTGTATCACTGGATTCCAGCAGGCGTTGCATAGCCGCGCTATCAAAACCCAGCATACGCATGACCTCGGTTTTTGCATCCGCGTTCAGGTTTTTCATACCTGAACGCAATGCACGTACCGCGCCCATATAATCCTTGTTTTGCAGGTTGGTGTTCAATACCGCCGATAATTCACGCAATGGACCACTACTGTGGAATTTCAAATCGTTGGCCATTGATTGCAGTTTTTCCAAAGATGCCCCCGCCTCTTCGGCACTGCCGCCAAATTGGGCAAACAAATTTGTCCATGCGCTGATTTTTTCCACCGGCATATGCCAACGGTCGGCCAAATCAACAATGGCCAACAGGCTGTCATAGTAGCCCTTCAGGCCCTTGGCACCGATGAACCCCAGCACTAAATTCCTCATGCGGGATATACCGCTGTTAAATGCGTTTTGGAACGACTCCAACTGACTTTGCGCCTGCCCAGTGTTTATAAAAAACGAAATAACAGCGTTTGAAAACAAAGACCCGGCCATGACTATTTCCGTTTGTTCAAATTATGTGTCACCCACTCGTTTTGGGTATTTACATACAGCACCGCATTTGCCAGATATAAATCCGCCAAATCCATATGCCATAAATCCGCGGGGCTCGCCTGCGGATTTACAATGTTGCCGACGGCGTTGCTGAATCCGAAATCGGCATACGAAACGTACCGCGTAGAGCTGCGGCGAATTGCTGGAATGTTTCGGATTCGTTCATAAAAACCATTTGATGCTCAAATATCTTAATTCCCAATTCCACCACGGACAGCGGATTTTGAAAATATGTATTGACCTTGTCCAGTGACATATCGGCTACTTTGGTCGTACCGTCGGCCCCGACCAATGTCGCCAGAGGCAACAAGTCCCCGAGCAGTGGTCGGACCGATATTTTGCTTTTGTCGCCCGCCAGTAATGCAATCACGCGGTCAATAAAATCAAGCCCCGCCAAAGGGTCAAACAGACGTACCGCAAAGTGCTTTACTTCGCCACAATCCTTGATTTCCACTTTCTTGATTTTTTCCATCATTTTTTATCCTTTATAACGGTAAAATTACACGGTCCATGAATTCCAGACGATATGTCTTGTCCGCCTGGCCGTCGTCCAAATTTGCACTGTTGCCGGCATCAAATTCCGTTATAACCCCACCAGAATATATGGTTTTTTTGCCAGTTGTATGGTTTATTTCCGTCAGAATAATCGCATAATCCACCAATGCCTTGCCAAACTTTGGCGTGGACAGGTTTATCAGATTGTCCAATGCCTCGCGAGAATTTGACGTTGGCAGGAAGGTCACGGTTCCCGCATACAATACGGGTCTTGAATTAACCACACCTTTGCCGTCTGCGCCCAGACGGGTGGTCGCCGGCTGGGGCCGTTCCCACTGAACGCCATCGCCGGCAAAACCGTCCCATTTCAAATACGGCAACAGCGGTAATGCGGTCATCGTATATTCCAAGTTCTTAAAACCAACTTGTCTTGTGCTTATAGACATCTTTTACTCCTTATGCCCCAAATATATTGTTAGTCACACGCAGAACGTTCAATACACCACCAGATAAATAACAAACAATTACCCGCGCAGTGCGTTTTGCAATATCGTCCGCCGTCAGGGGCAGAACCTGATAGTAATAACCATTGGCCTCTATGGCTTCGGCGGCCTCTGGGTTACCGGTGGCATTAAAGACGGCGATTTTATCCGTATCCGACAATGTGCCGTCATATGCGATACTGCCATTTGTTTGATATTTCTTAAATGTTGGGTCAATCAAAGTACTGATTGCACTGACCGCGTCCGCCCCCTGCAGTTTGAATTTATTAACCGCAACAAATCCGTTCATAACGGCCGTTTGCAGGTCTTTTTCCATGGCGGCTTCGTTCACCTGAACATCTTCGGTGCCATACGCGCCCTGCATCAGACCCATGCCGTACAAAACGGTGCTCTGGGTACCAAAACCTACGGAATATACATATGATATGCACAACGCGTCCAATTCTTCGGCCACGGACAGGTTGGTCTGACCCGCCTGAAAATCCACAACCGTATCAACCGTTGTAATGGGCGTATAACCGACGGCCGGCTGGAAATTAAAATTAACCGCCCCATTGGAACCCTCGTAATCAGTGGTTGCGGCAATCGCACATGACAGCCCCGCCACAAATTCGTTTTTGGGATCATAGCAAACGACATAGCCCGTATACGACAATTCTGCAACTGTGGACTGCAACGCCTTTGCCGTTGCCTTGTCCGTTATATTGAATACCAAACGAACAGAACTGCTGATGGTTTGCCCGCCCACAGAACCCTGCAGCCATGCAATTGCCGCCTGCATTTCATCGGTGGTCAAATCTTCGGCCGTGGTAATTGAATAACCCGATGTATTAACATTAAATATACGGTCACAGAATTGTGCAAACGTTTCGGCATCTGCACCCTGGGATACAATGGCGTCAACTAACCCCAAATCAGCAGATATATCCGTACCCGTTGTACCGGCGGTCACCGCGGTCGCAGTAGCATCAGAGCCTGTTGAACCAGATGTTATAATAAATCCACCTGTAATCGTATTAAACGCAACCGTTGCGGACGCAAATGCCGCATTATCGGTGTTTGACTGTATCGCCGTCTGAATCAGCCCCGCCATTTCAGAATATGAATTAGCAGACGCCAGATTCACCTTTATTTCATGACTTACGCTGTCCAGCGTCAAAGTGAATGTACCATCATTTATGGTCTTCAGTGTCGCAACAGAGGCCAAAGTGCCGGCCCCCTTTATAAAAGGTGCCGCAGCCGTCTTATACCAACGCGCAACAATTAACTTTTCGGGTGCATTGCCAGCTTTAGATATAAAATTAAAATAGCGCTGAACAATCGGATATTCCGGCACAGCTGTACCAAACATTGCGCGGAAATTATTTACAGCGGCGCCGCCGCTAAATTCAATATACGGCGTATTGGTACCAATTAACGGGCTGGTCATGGCCAGCAACATGTGTTTCTTTTCCACGGTAAATGCCGGGGATTGAACTTTGGCCGAAATCGGCACAAACTTGCTAAAAGGTAAGCTCATT